GGATGTTATAAATTCCATAATTCCTGACGTTAAGCCGTGAACTATTGGAAAGATAAACACCACTCGAATAATCTGTTGTATTAAATGTAACAGCGTAGGCTGTAGTCGTATTCGCAGCAGTCTGGTCTGTAGTGTCCTGAAACGCCCCATAGGGAGCCGCATCAGCTTCCGCAGCATCAGTTACAGGGGTGAAGAATATTAAGCTCTCAGAGCCTATACGCTCGTCATAGAGGGTAGTTGTGGTGGCATTGCCTGTAGCCAGCGTCAATAACCCCGTATTATTCGTTTTACCGTCCATAATCCCGCGAACAACCTCTGAAACCTCACGTTGTGAGGCTCCAAAAACCGGGAGAGTTCTAAACTGGACGTTACGAGTCATCTATCGCCCTGTTTCACAATATCAACTTCCACACCAACCAGAGTTTTCCAGTTACTTGAGGTCGGAGATACCTTAATTCGGTGATATTCGCCGTTAGACCGCAAAGAACAGCGATTTTCAGCGTCAGCAGCCACAGCCGTACCAAATTCAACCGTATCAGTCAGCAAATCACGACTCGCAACCGCTACAGTTCCAGTTCCATTGTCAATAATTGGTTTCGCCAGAGTAACAGTTGAGCGTCCAATATCAATATCGCCTGAAACTACATAAGCAGACTTGAATGCACCAGAGATAGCGACGATCTTTTGCTCTCGAACACCCATTGCCAATAGCTGACCACCAGCCCATAGACGAGAATCCAGCGGAATATCTAGCGAATCTATGTTTGTGCTGTAGTTATCAAGCTGTTCAAGCGTCGCAGAAGGCGTATAACCATAGGAAAGATGGTAAATATCCGTCGTTCCGTAGCTCCATTTACCCAAATCAATTGAGTAATACAGAAGATAACGACCGCCAAAAGTATTTTTAAAGTTCCAAATGATTAACTTACGGACAGGATCAACCGTTGAGCTAATTGCATTGATTAACTGGTCTGGAATAGCGTTCTCAAAGAACCACCGATTAACCTTCTCTAAACCAATATTCTTAACTGTTTGACCATCACAGACGTAAAAACCATCATCAGCTAGGAAATAAGTCAACCCACCGAACTGAGCAATAGAACCGTTAGAAAGACACCCAAGAGTCCTAGAAATAGCGTCAAACTGGAAGAAATACGGGCTACCAGAATAACTCATCCGGTAGATAGCTCTTTCCAAAAAGACAAGTCCGTATTCACCACCAGCTAATCCGATAATGTCTCCACCATCAGGAATTACCTGAGTATCAGCCTGAGAAGCAGCACCCGGAGTCCAATCGGTTTCATCGTTAATATCAGACCAATAGACCTTGCTTTCCTCGCCACCTACATTAGCTGCCACCACAAAGTCACGAACCACAGTGACATACTTAGCCGTAGGAGCAGCCGCAGATAGGTCAGAAACAGTCGTGGAGCCGCCTAAGTCCCAGTATTGGAGCTTATCCCCACCGTTAGCCATAATCAGCTTAGAGCCGAACTGAGTAACGTCCCAAGACTCAACAGCAGAATAAGAAGTCTTTACAGGGTCAAGGCTGGCATCACTAGAATCGAATTTATAAATCGAAGTAGCACTAGCAGCAAATAAGCTGGAAGCACCAGCAGACTTACCTGCAAAAGCAATGAGCAGAGTTTCTCCAGCAGCGTCAGAATAGTCAGCGGCATCTCGTAATGGGGCATATCCGTTAGTAACAGGGTAACAATTCACAGCTTCCATAACCGAACCACTTACACCCGGTTGATCTGGTAGCCATTCCCCAAATATGATCTTTTGCCTCATTGCTTAACCCAAGTCGTTGCTTCATCAGGAACTATTGTCCACTCGTAACCAATGATATTTCCAGCAGCATCTACAGAAGCCGCTACTACTACAGAAGCAGCACCTTCAACTTCATAAGTACCAAGAGCAGTAACAGTTGCAGTTCCATTGACTGAAGCAAATCCACCAGCAACATATACAGCATTAGCCGCTACAGTTGCATTTCCAGTAACAGATGCAGTTCCAACCAAAACATCAGCTGGAGTGACTTCTAGTGTTCCGTTTGCCGTAACAGCAGCGGAACCCATATACATCGCTGTACCAGAAGCCGTTACCGTAGCCGTACCAGTAACACTAGCCGTAGCAGTATCATCCTCGTATTGGGCGTAACCGTCAGTCCAATAACCAGCAACTACATAACGATCAGGCTGGCTTAAGTCACCTTCGCCATATCCTTGCGTCCAATAGTCGTAATCAACGTAATTAGCCATTTTGAGCCATTACATCCCATGTTTGATTAACTTCGTTCCAAGAATACATTTGACCGTCTGTAGGCATCGCCACAGGAGGCTGCCACTGAGCATTAGCATCAAGAGTCCAGCTTGGATAAGGCTGAGGAGGCACAAAAGCATCAAGAACTGAGTCATAGGTATATCCGATTCCTGCATAGTTTTTACGGAAATTACCGTTATAACTTGTTTGCTTCCAAGTACCACCGAACAGTCGCTCACAGAAAGCAGCGCCAATGTGCTCTTTCTCAACACCAGCAGCATCGCTAGTATCTTTGTTATCCACAACAATTACTCGAAGAACAACATTATTGCTATCAGTCTCGGCAAAGTGCGCCATGTTAAGCCTCCAATTTCAAACCAGTAAGCGCCATTTCATCCCCAACAGTTCCAACAGGGAAAGTATTAAATGACATGCTTATTCTCACATCATCACCTTGAACCGTAGGAACATTGTGCTCAAGCGACGATGGAAACAGTATCAAACGACCTTTAATTGCTTCAAACCACCATGATTCAGAATTGTAAACATTCCAGTTATCAGTGGGAAATTTAATTTGTTGCCATCCAGAACGATAAAAATAAATCCTGTCAATTAAACCAACTTTGAGTAATCCTTAAATGAACTTCATGCTTAGGATCGGTTGTTGCCTTAAAGTATTCTGCTACACAATCTTCTATCCATCCTCTAAGAGAAGTCATATCTCTTAGAACAAAGTTATTTACACTGGTTAAGTTTCCTTCATTTGGCCTAGTTTCCTGACCTCTGGCAAATAATAGTTCTTCGTCAGTAAGTTCACGGTCTAAGTCAAACATCCCGATAGGTATAGGAAAGAGATTATGGATCATGCCATTGCATCCTCAATCTCTTTAACCTGTGCTGTAATTTCCTCTAGTTGCTCAGGAAGCCATATCGTCGGAATTGCATCCTCAAACTCTTTGATCTTCTCCATTACATAATTCACTTCATCCATGCTAGGGCAAGGCCTTGGATCTTCCCAGCGGGTAAAGACGTTGTTGCTGATCTCCCACTTAGCTCCGGGGCGCAGCAGTTCCATTGCCGTGTTGATTCCAAAGTATCGATAGACTTTGCTTTGCATGAATGTCCTTATTGGTTGATCTTGATGATGACGATGCCGGAACCACCTGTGCCGCCAGCTCCATTGCCGCCACCACCGCCACCCCCTGTGTTAGCCGTTCCAGAAGTTGCTGCGCGACCAGCCGAAGTTCTACCAGTGCCGCCACCGCCAGCGCCACCTGCGCCGCCTTGATTCAAATAAGGCGCGTAAGCATCACCAGCACCCCCACCGCCACCAGCATAAGTGACCGATGAACCGCTAATGGTCGATGCAGTTCCATCTCCACCGTTACCGCCAGTACCATTTGTTGTGTAGTTCCCACCAACTGCACTAGCGCCGCCGCCACCACCAGCACCTTGATAAGCCCCCGGTTCATGCCTTCCTATGCCACCGCTATTGCCTTGCGACGGACTTGTGCTTGGAGTGTTACCAGCGCCACCGGTTTTCTCTCCGGCTGGGCTATTGTTTGTGCCACCACCACCACCTGACCCACCAGCTACACCTGATCCAGTGCCGCCGCCACCGCCACCACCAGCTGACGTGATCGTGCTGAATACGGAGTCAGAACCACTTGCGCCGTTTCCGTTGCTTGTGCCGAAGGTTCCACCGCCGCCGACCGTAATCGTGTATTCAGTCCCCGCAGTGACAGACAATCCTGTGCCTGTGCGAAAGCCACCAGCGCCACCACCGCCGCCAGAATCAATGCCATCCCCGCCACCACCACCACCAGCCACAACCAAATAATCAACGCTGGTCACACCCGTCGGGGCTTTCCACTTAGTCGATGACTTGAACGTAAAGACGGTTTGCGATGCGACGGAGTAGGATAGGATGACGATGCCGGAACCTCCAGCACCACTGTTTCCAGTACCAGCGCCTCCACCACCGCCACCAGTATTTGCAGTTCCGCTTGTCGCTACAGTGGCGCTATTACTCCCTGCGCCGCCACCACCAGATCCACCTGAACCAGCCGTGTATCCAGAAGCTGCGCCACCGCCACCGCCACCAGCGTATGTGACAGACGATCCTGAGATCGTTGAGGCTGTGCCAGCGCCACCATTGCCGCCGACAGTTGTAGTCGCATTTGCTCCGACCGCACTTG